CAAGAGTTTTTCCTTGGACGTTGATTAAGAGATGTCACATTCCTCTTCGTCGAGCAATTCCCGTCGTGGTGACGGAAGCGCGCGGATTAACGCGCGAGGGCGGGGGGGCGGAGCTCCCCCCCGCCCCCCCGCTCGACCGGAAACGGTCGAGCGGGAACCAGCGGGTGGCAACCGTCGTGCCGCCCGCTCGCAGAATTGGCGTGCTTTGCGGGCTGAACAGGCCGTTGCCGTTCCCCCCACGTCCGATTCTGCGTCAAGTGCTGTAGTCGTCGTCAAGCCTGAGGAGGCTGACGAGCGGCCCATTGTGACCCTGCCCTTCGCGATTGATGCGCGCCTGGGTGATTACCTTCGTGATAATTACTCAGGCGTTCGGTTCGTCTCGCGTTGGACTTCTCGCTATGGACACCCCATGAGCCACGCTGACAGGGTTATGACCACGTACTTTATGTACAACGTTTACCCAACCAAAAACGACTTTCCGAATCGTTATGTTTTGGATTATTTGGGCAGCTCAGCCGTTCCCGCCAATAAGAATTTCGACACCGACCGTCGAGTTGTCACCGTTGGCGGCTACCGTTCTGAGTTTCGCGGCTTTCGCGACATGTTCGCCGCCATCGGCGAGCTGCCCGGGTATGCTGTCAGTGCTACGTTTTACTCCTTCGACCGCTCTGAAGAGTCTTGGAAGGCCATTCGTGAGGTGCTTGAACACACTTCCAACGGCCTGCTCCTTGTTGGGTACACTCCCACTGAGTTCACCCTCCAGGGTGGCAAGAGTCATGAGGTCACCGGCCACTTTGTACGTTTAGGCGTCGTGGCTGTTGACGTTGCCGGGTCGAAGTATGAGGACACTGACAACAGTTGGCTCAGTGTCAGCGGTTGCAAGGACGTTTCGGACGCCCGTGGGCCCTTCTTCATTCATTGGCACACCTTACCGGATTTGTTCGGCTCTTTTCGCGTCGCTGAGTTTTCGTCGCATGTTGAGCCTTTGCAAGTGGTGGACTCTTTCAAATCTGTCGTGGCCATTCCGACCGATGATCCCGTGGCTAGTGACATCAGCATCGCTGATTTGGCCAATCCGACTTCATTTAATCCCTCCCATCATGGGAAGGTTTTGGGTGTTAGCTCCGTCCTTGCCACGGACGCGTTTGTCACCAATGGTGTCGTACATTTCACCGGTACGGAGCGTGGTGAACATGTCTCTATCTCGGTACCGTTGTTGCAAACTTTAACTCTTGATGCCGTTAAGATTGCCAACCTTGGAACCGATGCCGCTCGTTCTAGACTCGAACGTATTGCGAGCGGCATCACTAAGGACCCCAAGGAGTGTGCTCTGGCCGTGGCTGTGGCCCGTAGCGTAGCCGCGCAGATATCCTTACGCGCCAGCATTTTGTCAAACAATGAAGACACTCGCAAGCTTTACGCCGATTCTCATAGTGCGCGATTTGCGCAGGTTGACTACAACAAACCTTGTTGCTGCTCTTGGCTGCCCGGCTCTCGCGTTTGTTGTCCCACCACTTATACCGCTGCCTGGGTGACCGCTTGGTTGTACACGCTCTTTCCTTATGTGGCCTTTTCCCTCATGGTTATGGCGATTACCTATTGCGATGTGTTTGGCAATTTGATGCTTTACACCGCTTTGGCTCCCATGTTGAGTCGTTACAGCCGCATTGTCAAGTGGTCGTTCTTTTTCTTGGCCGTCTTCCTCCTCCTGCCTTTGACGCTCCCGGGGGCTTATGCTGCGACCATTAGGGAAGGTAAACCGGTTTACCACGTAGCTCTCCACGTAGGAGGTGAGCTGCGTCTCACTTCATCCATCGGCTATGGACGTTCTGAGCACTACCCTGAGCGTGATCAACCTGCTGTCAAGGTTTCGCCTGAAGTGGATAAAAAGCCCGTCTATCCTGTTTTGCCGCCCAAGCCCATTTCCAATTCTGAGTGGATTGATCGCGTTAGCACCAGCGAGGTAAAACCTGCGGCCTTGTATGGCAAGTGCTACTGCGCGCTCACCCAAGGTCGGCTCGTCGTGTTCGACGATTACGGCTGTGGCGGTCAGTTTTGCAACAAAACCGTTGAATTGGTGTCATGCCCTGTCGATGTCAAGGCCTATTGCGCTGTTCAAAACATGGTGCCAATTGAAGAAGCGTGTGCTTTAGGTTTGCTCCCGGGGACAAGCATTGATCCCCCTGCGGTTGAACCTCGCAGCAGCAATCCGTTTACTCCGGTTTGCGTACTTGTCGGCATTGAGTTTTGCACCCCTCCCCACGTTTGCGCCAGCACACCGGAGAATGAGCTTCGTGTGCTTCACGCTCGTGCTTTCGCCAACAAAAACCCACCCATTGAGCCTAGTGTGATGGAGCTGTTTGCCAAATGGGTCAAAGAAAATTTTCTCGACCTGTTCAACCTCACCGAAACTTATCGTGTCGTGGCGGATAAGGGTGCTTGGTTTGCCGATTTGTTGCCTAGCAAGGCGCAGCTCTATGCTACCTATGATGCGTTGTCTAACGCGTCTCAGGTGACGATTGGTCTACCCAAGGCGAGTTTCGTCAGGGACGGGTTCATTAAAGTTGAGATGGTTATGAAGGACCATTACGTCAAATATGGGCGACTTGTTCAGGGCGCTCATGCCTCCGTCAACTCGGTAGTAGGCCCATGGGTCTCCCGGTTTTCGCAAGTGTTGCATATTTTGTGGCACAATAAGTACCGTTCCTTTTTCAACGGTTCTGTTGACGCTGAGGCTGAGGGGGAACGGCATGATCATTATATGGAGCAAGGATACGTTCCCGTTTCTGGCGACTTTTCGAATTTCGACTCTTCCCAGTCGGAGCCCTTGTTTATGGTGCTTCACTGGATTTATGAGCAGTTCGGTGCTCCGGCAGACGTTATGGACGTGTTACGTCGGCAGGTTTCTAAAGTTGGGTTTACTAAATGCGGTTACCGTTACAAGGCGCGGGGTACTAGAGCATCAGGCGATGCTGACACGTTGGTGGGTAATGGTATTATCAATTACCTGGTCAACATGTTTGCCTGGTCTCGCCAACACCCCGATCAGTCGCTGCAAAACGAGTCGCCGTTCAGCAACGTTGATATCAACGCGTGTATGGAAGTGTATACCAATCACACTGATTTTGACGGCGACTTCCATTGTGAAACCCCTGAGGCGTATGACAGAGTTATGAAAACCATCAACGCTTCTTTGCGTCGTCCCCAGTGCGCCAACCTGAGTACGGTGTTTGAAACTATAGGCAAGCACGTTGAATACTCACGCTTTCCTATCGTCGTCGAGCACTGTGGCGATGACAACCTGACTTATTATAGGCCCGAGTTACCCATCAATCGTACGGCCTCCATCATAGCCGACCTGGGCATGACGAACAATTTGACCTACAATGAGCATCCTGAGATTTGCTCTTCGTTGTTCTGGCCCACGATCGTTGATGGCAAGAAAGTCAGCGTTTTGTCTGCAAAGCCCGGCCGCCTCCTTGCAAAAATCGGCCACGTCACAAAACCGTTTGGTAAAGAACTGATGTCTTGCCTGGCCGGCAAGATTTACGGAACATTGGTTGATGTCCACCATGTTCCCGTTTTGAGTCAAGTTTTAGCCAAGTACTTGGAGCTCATTCCCGAGGGCGTTGATGCCAAACCCCTCTACCACAAGTACAAAGCGCATGCCTCTCGCATGCACCCTATCACCACCGCTGGCGTCATCATGTTCTGTGACAGATACAATGTCACAGTTGACGAGTACGACGAGTTTATTTCCAGCTTGTCGATGATCAAATCCCTTCCTTGGGTTCATCGACACCGATTGTTCGACCGCCTGTATGAGGTTGACAACGAAGTCACATTCCGTTGTTAATCCCTCATGCGGGCCTTGCGCGAAGTTAGTAAATAGGGTGAAAACCCCCGCGCACAACTTTCCGCCTTTTAGGGCGGCACAGATCACGTGTGGTCCTCGTGACGGACCACACAATTCGTTGAGACGCTCCGAATTGATGCCCCGCAAACAACGCAACCAACGCAAACCCCAGCAGCCCCGCCGTAAGCGTGCTCGTCCCGCTCGCGCCCAGGCTGCTCAGTCGCATGTTGCTCACATGCGACCCACCCACGCCCCGAAGTCTGGAGGCGACCCGAAACTGCGCACCACCCAGGTTTCTAATAACCCGGCTGGTCGCATGCGCACTACGAATTCTATTAAGGATTCGCAGATGGCCGCCGTCGGTGTCTTAGACCCTTTCGCTGCGTTCGCCCGCCAGTACAAGACTGGTCTTCCATTTGCCCCCTTTTCCACTCCTGCTTTTGGTTTTTGGACCCGTACTCTTAAGCGCGCGGTCGAAATCCCTTGGCAAGGTGGTTTGAACAAGGCTGGCATTAACGTTACCATTTACCCGTGGGCGAATTACCAGTACAAAGAAGCGATCGTTATCGACCCCAACGGCATTGCAGGCAGTGTCGTTTACGCCAGCGACCCCCAGCTTCCCTTCATGGTGTCCAACTTTGACAACATGTGTGTGGCTTATCAAGGCGTGCGTGTTCGTAACCTCACCCCTGTTATTCAGCAGGGCGGTGAGTTGGTTATCGGCATCACTACCGTCGAGCAAGATGCTGCGTGCACTTTTGACGCGCAGCGTGCTAGCTCAACGACCATCACGCACGCCAACGGCGATCCCGGAGTCATCGCCCAGTGTGCTTGGATTGGCAACCCTGCCAACAGCGACGCTTGGAGTGTCGGCCAAAATCCCGGCGTCGGTGTTTCCGACTACCGGTTTGCCGAGCCGAATGCTCAGGGTCTTGACCCTGAGTTGCGATGCATGAATATCCGCTCCTACAACGCCGGTGGTGTGGCCACCGTCACCCCTCAGGTGTTCGAAATCGAGATCGTTACTTATTATTTGGCAGTCCCTCTGGCAGCCCCATCCCAAATTTTCGCGCCCGTGCGATATGATGTCGATCACACTATCGTGACGCGTCTCATGGATGAGGCTTTTAATAAGTCCCCGCAGTTTAGCATTGCACGCAACTTCGTTAAGGATGATGGTTGGGATGACCTTTGGACCGGCGTTAAAGACGTCATCAAGGACATCGGTCTTGGTGTGATTGGCTCAGCGGCTTCTGCCGTTGGGACCGCCTTTGCTGGCCTTTTCGCCGGCAAACGCAAGAATCATGCCTTTTTGCGTATGCTCACGCTACTCCCGCCTGATTCGTATGGTGAATTCAAAAAGTTGCTTAACGATTTTACGGACCACGCTGCGGCCACCGCTGCCGTCCAACGGGCTTGTAATCCTCGCCCCACCTTGACGTCGGCTGATTTGGAACGCATCGCTGAAGCCCTCGGCCTCCACGACGACCCGGTCCCCCCGCCCGACCAGGCCGCCGCTGCCAACCCTCCCCCCACCCGGGGCTGGTTTGGTCGCAAGTGATCGCTTTCCATCATTATGATCTGAAC